CTTGACGATGTATTTAATCACGTACTTTTCCGTGTAGACGTTCACGCTGTACCCGACAATCGCGTTCGATAGATTGCGTTTAGGGTAGTAGTGAACGCCAAATAGGGACCTGTACTCGACCGTATCATCGACGACCAGGAAGATTTGCCGCGGGTCGATCGCCGTCGCCTTGGGGATCGGGCTATCGTCTGACGTCGTGAAATACAGCTCCCGGCCGACACCAAAAATGGATAGATCCTTCGCCAGCTCGGCGTCGTGAGAAACGATGTCCCCGCGCTTGTAGACCTCCAAGATCTCATCGATCTGCTTGCCGTCGTACTTGACGGGGTCGCCGGCCACATACCCGACCGCGATGTCTGTAATATACTTCGCGTGATTCGCGACAAGCCGGTTATTCGGCAGCCCTGTGTCACTTCCCGTGTTACGGGAAAGGATCGCGTGCTTGCCCATGTAATAGTTCTCCAGCATATCCAGGCGTGGTATGCTCTTCAAGTGCTCCTGGATGCAGCTCTTGATCATTTCGATCGGTATATCGTTCCAATCCTCGACCAGATCCCGGTCCCGTATGATTGCCACTGTTTTATCTCACCCCCGCCTTTGCTTTGTTGCCGACACGAAGTTTAGAAGCGCCGATTTCGTCTTCCAATGCGTATCTGATTGCGTCGATTAAGTGGTTATCCTTATCAACCGGCACCGGAAGCACATTGCCGTTCTTATCTTCGCGCCATTTGTACTTGCTGAACTCCGCCTTAGTGTTCGGGCAGCTCGTGCATATGATGATTTCAAGCCCTTGCAGGAAGCGTATGCCTGCTTCCACGCTTCCTGGGCCCTTCACAGCCGCTATTGCATTGATCTTGCGAAGCCGCAATTCCTTGACCGTCTTTAGTTCGCTGTTGTCACAAGTAACCAATCGCCCAGCCACGTGCGGCCGGATCAGCTCTGCAATTTCATCGTTGGTCAATTCTGTCGCATATTCTTCGCCAAAAATAAAAAGCCGCTTTCGCGACTTGTCGTAATGTATGTCAACCAGCGCGTTCGGATCTTCGGCAAAACCAAAGTCCAACCCGTGCCGGATCTTATCAAATGCCTTTTTGACCTGTGAAAGGTCCTCAACGCGCCAGTTTTTGAAGATGACAGCGCCGAGAACGCCCCAGTTACCAAGCGTGTAGACCTCGTAGTAGTAAGGGTCCGTCTCATTTTCAAGCGCCGCTATGTCATCGGGAGTCAGGAAGCGGTTGTCCTTGTATGTTGTTTTGAGAATCGATACGTCGTCTTTTTCAACGTACTGTTTACTGTCGTCCCAGATCCCGAAATATTCAGTGTAGAGCCAATGGTCCTGTAAGATCGGGTTAAAACTAAGGGTAAGCCGTTTCTTGTGCTTTGACCGGCCACGGAGACGCTTGTCGAGCTGCTTAACGGCCTTATATTCGCATTCCGTAGCCTCCTCGACCCAAATGTCCGTTATGACCCCTTCGATCGGCGTGATCGACTTGATTTTCTCAGGATCATCCAGGCCGGCGAACAGGATCTGTCTGTTATTGATTTTGCACGTAATAACGAAATCGGACTTGTTCACATCGAAAAAATCAGTGAGCCTAAAAGCGCTAATTGCTTTGCTGATCTCGTTGAAAACAGAACGTTTTACGGTGTTCAAGACATTCCGGACGATTAGGTAATTTCGACCCTTCAAAACGTCCAGAACGGTCCTTTGGGCAAGGGAATAGGATTTGCCGCTGGATGAGCCGCCATAGTAAATTTGATAACGGTTCTGGTTTTGGAGCTGTTTCCGGAAGTAAATCTCGTTGAAGACGTTCGGATCGATCCTAAGTTTCATACGAGTCTTCGCCTATTACGATTTCCACGTCATGGGAGACATGGCCGCTGTGCTTGATCTCGTTCACGAACATCCCCAGGTGACGGGCTACCAACTCCAGCGCCTTCCCTTGGTCCTGCATCTTGATTTCAATGCCGGCCTGTGTCTGTTTGATGCCGGCATACAGCAGCTTAGCCGGCCCGGTCAGATCTCGCGTATCGGACATGTGCAGATCCGGGCGACCTTCACCGCGGCAAGAAGGGCATTTCGGATGTGGTCGCAGTAAACGGTCAAAGCCGTATCCCCCTGCGTTGGTCGGCATGGCCGGCTTTCTGTCTTCCATCCGTGCAGCTTCAAGCTCCGCTTTCACGGCAGCCTCGTACTCTTCTTCATCGCGCCACTGGTACTCGTGATTAATCCCGAAGCAGTGACGGCAGCACAGCCGGCGCAAGTGTATGAGCTCGTTCGGGTCAGCTGTCGCGATTGCCCACCAGCGCTGCAGCACCATGTCCTGCGTAATCTCCGTACGCTGTTCTCGCTCCTTCTTTCGCAGCTGGATGTACTCCTGAACCTTAACATGGCTTAACAGCCGCGACGCTGCTGCTTCAGCCGCATTGCCCTTTGCTGTGTAGCCGGCGCGTCGGTAGGCCGCCGTGGCATTTAGGTCTATCAAAAACTCATCAGCAAAGCGTTTTTGTTTATCCGTTAACTTCACGGCGGCCACCTCCTCGCCTTGTTATTTTAGCTCTTGCTCTATCGTTTTCATCAAGTCTAACATTTCACAATTGTCCTTGTGACCATCCTCGCTATTCCTTTCGCAGCAAGGACAATAGTAATAACCGCACCACTCGCGCGCCCACTCAACCCTTTTGAGTAGACTGTGTGTTCTGCTCAATAAACTATCCACGGATATCACCTCGAACACATTTCAGCCGCGGACAATACTGCTTAACTCCTGTCCAGGTTCCCCAGACACAACGAACGCATTGTTCAGGCTGCACCGGATCGGTATCGTCACGTTCGGCAATCGCTTCGATCTGCTGGATCAGCTCGATCCCTTTAATTTCTCGCATATGATCAACTCCTAGAAAACAAAATGCCGCCAATAATGGCGGCTATGTGAGGAGGGGGAGATATCGGATTACAAGTATTGCACACTATCATAGTACCACGGGTTGACATGCCTTGTGTTCTCAATCAGTTCGCATTTAATTCGCTAATTTTTCGTACTCTGCGACCGCCTTTTTCCTCCAGCGATAGAACACGTCTTTCGAAGTATTCAACTCATTGGCGGCGATATCCCACGGCTTACCATCGACATAATGAATTTTCAGCAGTTTCGCATAGTCCGGCTTATAATCCTCCAACGCCTTTAAAGCCGTGTCGATCCTCGCGATCTCGGCTCGCAGATCCTGATACTCCGCCAACCTTTCCAGTACCTCGTCGATATCGTCACGAACGTCGCCGCCGCGCGCGGCGATCACCTTGCGGATTTTGCCCCGAAGCTCCTGCAGCAGCCGGTCATCTTCGGCATCCAATCCGCTATCCGGTACAGCGGCAAGCTGCGCTCGGGTCCCGGCCGGATACCGCTCGAGATACATATGGGCTACGGTCTCCAGTTGCTGCTCGTGCTTGCTAAGATAAAGGTACGACGGCAGGCCGCGCAATCGCCGATGTAAGTCCTGTAGTTGGTCGTCTTCGTTAAGCCTGCTGATCTGAATACCGGCTCCGACGTTGTACGTCGACAACACTTTGAGCCGGGCCTCTTTTTGGCGATACGACTGCAGCTGATCAATCACTTTCTGTTCGGTCATTTGCTTCGCCCTCCTGTCGAATCGCCAGTTGCCACTCGTGCGCTAATTCTAATACAGGTTTGAAAACTTTGTGGACGCTACGGAATGACCTTCTAACGAATCGATATATCGACTGCTTTAAAATTTCATATTCTTGCTTGGTCAGGGTTTGGCCGTTTTCCAATTTTCGCTTAGCACGTTTCAAGATTTTGTTGCGGGTTCGTTTGTTCATTCGCCCCATCCTCCTTTTTCGTCTTCTTCCCGGTAAATCCGTCTTTTGCCTGCAGAATGTATAAGTTTCCGCCGACCGAGATGACGGTCGGAATGCCATTTTTGATTTTAATCGGCATGATTGTAGCGCGATAGGATTGCCCTACGGATCGCTTTTTCGCCATGATCTTCAGCTCCTCCATCCGTCAATCCGGGCTTTCAATGCAGTAAGCAGCCGGTCCTGTGTTGATGCTTTATCTTCCAACGCCGCCATAACATCCTCATCAGCCCCTCCCTGGACAACCAGGTGGTGCAGGATAACCTTTTGCGTTTGGCCCTGCCGGTGCAAGCGGCCATTTGCTTGTTGGTACAGCTCCAAGCTCCAGTTAAGCCCAAACCATACGACGTGATTGCCGCCGTCCTGCAGATTAAGGCCATAGGCTGCGCTTGCCGGGTGCGCCAGCAAGATATCCACCTGTCCGGCATTCCAGTCATGCTGATCCTGTGCCGTCTGCAACTCGCGGATCCGAAGCCCGGATTTGCTCAGCGCCTGCTTGATCCGGCTCAAATCGTGCTGGTAACTGTAAAACACAAGAGCCGGTTTGCCATTCAACTGCTCGATCAGCTCCATGAATGCCTCAATTTTGCAGTCGTGGATCTCGTGTACGTTCCGATCAGCGTCATACAAAGCGCCATTGCAAAGCTGTAGCAGCTTACCTGTAAGTACGGCCGCGCTGGTCGCTGTGATCTCCGTATCCTCGACTTCCAGCAGCAGCTCGCTCTCCAGCTTGTCGTATTGCTTTTTAGCCTTATCGTCCAAGACAACAGGGATCACGTTCGTTACACAATCCGGAAGCTCCAGGTAATCCTCTGCCTTCATGCTGATGCACAAGCCGGTCAATTTATCCCGTATGACATTATCGGCTCCAGGCTTGGCCGTATATCCAAAGCCGTTATAGTTCCGGTCGAAATACTTCTCTCGAAAGTGGGTGATGTACTTTTCCAGCCTTTGCCCCTGATCGAGTAAATAAATCTGCGCCCACAGATCCAGCAGGCCGTTCGGGGCCGGGGTGCCCGTCAGCCCGATAATTCGCTGCACATGCGGCCTAATCCATGTCAGCGCCTTAAACCGCTTGGCCTGATGATTTTTAAAGCTGCTTAGCTCGTCGACCACCACCATGTCAAACGGCCAGGCGTTCCGGTACTGTTCGACTAACCAGGGGATGTTTTCCCGGTTAATGACCCATATGTCTCCCGGTGTATTCAGCGCCCGTATACGCTTCTGCTGGCTCCCAAGCACCGGAATGATTCGAAGGTGCTGCAAGTGCTCCCACTTGGCGGCCTCGTTGCTCCAGGTGGCCTCCGCAACCTTCTTCGGGGCGATGACCAGACATCGGCGGACAGCGAACCGGTTGTACTTCAAGTCATTAACAGCGGTCAAGGTGATAGCTGTTTTACCAAGACCAAGATCCAAGAAGAGCCCCAACGCGTCGTCCGTTAATATGCGGTTAATACAATATCGTTGATAATCATGTGGTACAAAACGCTTTCGCAAAGCAGCCGTCATGGTTGCATCAGCTCCTGTAGTAATGCGTCTACTTTTTCACGACTATTGATCACCCGTACGTCGCAGCCCAATGCTCGCAGCCGTTTGTGTTGAACCTCCTGCAGCTTCGTCGGCTTCGCTCCCGGGGCTTTTAACTCGATCATGGCGATCCGGTTTCCCGGAAGGATAACGAGCCGGTCCGGCACTCCGCTGTTTCCCGGGCTGGTCCATTTGGGTGCCCAGCCTCCCAGCGCGTTAACCTGGTTCCTTAAATATGCTTCTATGTCCCGTTCCCTCATCGCGGTTCAACCCTCCTGTAAACTTTGTTTTCGCCCGCGCGTATATATGCAAAATATAGGCGTGTTAGGCGTTACGCGTACGCCCAAAATTCTATAATCTATCTATTTTTTATCTCTATAGATTTTAAAGTTGACAAGGTTTACAAAGTAGCTTGAAGCCTTACGGTGCAAGGATTTTACCGTCAACTTACCCCGACAACTTTCTGAATTTTTAAAAGTTGTCAAGGTTGACAGCACAAAGTTGACGTTTTGCCTGTTTTTCATAGAAAGTTGCCGCTCAAAGTTGACTATCCTTGGCGGACATAACCGCCCTTTATTTTGCCGTGCGGGCCGAACCTGAAGGAGTTGTTGTACTTGTTCCACTCCGGAAGCTTATCCAGTATGGCGTTAATCCGCATCGCCTCCGATCGCCGCAACCCCTTTGTATCGCCTCCAAGGGCTTCAAACCAAACCTCCTGCGCGCAGATCCGGTCCCTTGGTACGAGCTCACCCTGGTACTGGCCAAACTCGCCGGACCAGTACATTTTCCGATCGGCAATACTCCGGTTCAGCCAGTCAGGAGGCACCAGCCGCTCGGCAAACTCGGTTATGATTCCTTCCCATGGGTCGGTTTCCGCGTGCAGCTCCTGCTGCTGCTTCGCCTCATGTTCAAGTGCGTCAGGTAAAATAAGCGGCTCGCCCATTCGCCAGCGCATCACGGCCTCAGCCCATAACTGATCAATCTCCTCATCCAAATCCCGGAACACCAGCTTTGACCTCTGCACTACACCGCAATCGATCGGCCAGAAGCGCCGGCCCCCCGTCGGATCCTTCAGGTATTGATCATCATTACTCGTCCCGAAGAACACGCAGCGGCGCGGGTGCTTCTCGGTTTTGCGGGCATATGCCGCCCGGTACTGGTCCTCGGTTCTCGATAGGAAGCCCTTTATCACCTTCACGTCAGAACGGCTGTATGCACCCATCTCGCCAATCTCCACGATCCAAGCGTTCTGCAGCAGCTCTGCAGCTTCTTTGCCCTCGAAACTCTCAATACTATTATTGAACCAATGCTGACCCATCCGCTGCAGCAGCGTCGTTTTACCAAGACCCTGCGCCCCGGTCAAAACGGGCATCGTGTCATATTTAAGCCCTGGATGCATCGCCCGGGCCACGGCGGCCGTGAACGACTTTCGCGTGACTGCCCGGACGTACGCGGTATCAGCGGCCCCGAGATAGTCGATAAAAAGCCGGTCCAGCCGCGGCACACCGTCCCATGACAGTCCCAGCAAATAGGACGTCACGGGGTTTACTTGATTCTTCCGGGCACACAGCACCAGCGCATCCTGTATAACACCCTCAGTCCGGAAGCCCAGCACGCCCTGAATGTAATCCCGCAGGCCGCTGTCGTCGTCATCCCTCCACTGGAACGGCCCCGTCTCCGTATTCCGCGGCGGCCACGGCAGCGGAGCAACCCCCATTAGGGCATCGGCAAACGTATCCATCCGGATCCGGCCCGCCAGTGCAGCGTCATGCTCCAGCACGATCCGGACGTTTTTAGTCGTCTTCGTAGGTGCTCCGCTACTGCTGATCTCAAGCCTTTTGATCCAAGACATATCCGCGGCTTCCGGCGGCCCTTCTAGTGGTTCAGCGGCGCCGAAATCGGAAACAGCTTTTGCATATCGTTCCTGCATCAGCAGTCCGGCAACCGGTTCCTGTTCCATGGCGAAAGCGCACATTGCGGTATATGACGGCAGCTTGTTCGTCGGCGTCCCCGGCATCGCGGCATCGTCCTGGTCACCGTATTTATGGGTCCGGACCAAATCGAAAGCATTCACAAGGCGGCCGCTGGTCGGATCCGTTGCGTGGTGGGAATAGAGAAACTGCCCGTCATCATAAAGCACTGCCCCGCCGACCGTGGAACCGCCCGCATACGTAAGCCGGCCGCTGCCGTCATCGGTCTCCAAGTAAATCCCGGGCAAGAATGCAGCGATCGCTGCCGGCACATCATACACCCGGCAGAAGGCACCAACGACCCCGGTCTT